GTCTATGAAGACTCACTAGGTTATTTAACCTTTGGTGTTGGGCACTTAATTAAAGATAGTGATGATGAACATGGTCAACCTGTTGGCACACCAGTCTCACAACAAAGAGTAGATGAGGTCTATGACTATGACTTTGATAAACATTTAGATGAAACTATTCATTTATTTGAATCAAAGGGTGGTGAAGACTTCTATGCATTACCAGAAAACATACAACATGTATTAGTTAACATGACATTCAACTTAGGTGGAACAAGATTCAGTAAGTTCAATAACATGTGGAAAGGTGTTGTTGCTTGTGATTGGGAGAAAGTTGCAGTTGAAATGGAAGACAGTCGTTGGTTCAAACAAGTTGGAAGACGAAGTGTTGAATTACAGGAGATGGTAAGAAGTGCGTAATATAAGAGACGAAGTTAAGTGCCTGAGATTAGATACAGGAGAAATCTTAATTGGTTTCTTTAAAAATTTATGGTGGAAAGGCAAGTATGAAATAAGAGATTGTCAACAGTGTCTAGTATCTTTAGAAGATAATAGAATGGAAGTTCAACTTGCACCCTATGTACCTTTTGCAAAAGAGTATGTTTTTCAAATTAGACATGATAAAGTTCAATCAGTATTTGATGCAAAACCTCAACTAGAACAGAACTATAAAGTTGAGACAGGAAATCAAATAAGAGGTCAGAGAGGTAATAAGTAATGGATTTAGTACAGGCATTAATGAGTCAGTATCAAGGTGAAATGGATATGGCAATGGCAAACATTGAAGTATACAGAAATAATCCTGCAGGTATTGGTGAACATCCAGATATTGCACAAGCACTTGACACTCAAATTGAGAAATATGCAACAGCAAAAGAAAAGTATGACGCATGTTTCAATTTACTTAACGATAGAGAACAAACCACATTGACAGAATAGAACTACTGTAGTATACTTACAGTATGGATTTCTATACAAATGTATGTCGTACTCGTGATAAAATTCTAGTCACAGGTTATCAAGGCAATAAAAAAGTAAAAATGAAGGTCGATTATCGACCTAAACATTTTGTTCCCTCCAGAAAAGGTGATACACCTTACAAATCATTAGACGGTAGACCACTTGAAGTTGTTGAACTCAACTCAATGGGTGGTGCCAGAAAGTTCAGAGAGAAATATCATCAGACCGCAGGTATGGAAATACACGGTTATGATAGATATGTTTACACTTATATTTCAGATAAGTTTCCTTCAGACTTTGAATATGATACAAAGAAAGTAAAGATTGCAACACTTGATATTGAGTGTGAATGTGAAGATGGTTTTCCAGAACCAATGATTGCAGGTGAGAAAGTCAATGCAATTGCAATCAAACCTTTCGGTCATAATACACATGTCTTCGGTCTAGGTCCTTGGGACGAAAAACCTGCCAATTGTGTTTACTATAATTGTGTAGATGAGGCACAACTTCTAACAGAGTTTATTAAGTTCTGGAGAAAGTCGTCTTTTGATATCATCACAGGTTGGAATGTAGACTCATTCGATATCACATATCTCTGTAATAGAATAGATAAAGTATTCGGTGAAGGAGAACACAAGAAGTTATCTCCTTGGCAAATGTCAGATGTCAGAGAATACATGTCCAACTTTGGTCAGAAACAACAAACATTTAATCTATATGGTATCAGTGTTGTTGATTACTTAGACTTGTATCGTAAACATACACCACAAACACAAGAGTCATACAAACTAGAACATATCTCCCAAGTCGAACTTGGTACAGGTAAACTTGACTATTCAGAGTATGGTAATCTACACACACTTTACAAACAAGACTACTCAAAGTTTCTTGCATATAATGTTAAAGATGCCGTTCTTGTTGAAGAACTAGAAGAGAAACTTGGATTCTTAGAACTTACAATTGTCATGGCATATTCTGCCAAGTGTAATTACAATGACACTTTCGGCATGGTTAAGTATTGGGAAACAATCATCTATAACCATCTGAAGAAACAAGGTATTCAAACACCACCTCAGGCATTAAGACGAGACGGAAAGAATCATCGTATTGAAGGTGCATATGTTAAAGAACCTATTGTTGGTGGTCATAATTGGGTAATGTCATTTGACTTGAACTCACTCTATCCTCATCTAATCATGCAGTTCAATATTTCACCTGAAAAGATGGTAAAGGGTGGTCTTATGGACACTAAGATTGCAGGCATGTTAGATAAGAAGATTGACTTGTCTGAATTAAAGAAACAAAATCTAACAGTGACTCCAAATGGTGTCAAGTTCAAAAGAGATAAACAAGGTTTTCTTCCTGAACTCATGGAAACATTATACGATGAGAGAAAAGAATACAAACAGAAGATGATTGGTTATCAAAAAGAACTACAAGTATGTGATGATAAGATAGAAAGAAAAAGACTCGAAGTTAAAATCAAAAGGGCATACAACAATCAACAGGTCAGAAAGATTTCATTGAACAGTGCATATGGTGTTCTTGCAAATCAGTGGTTTGCTTTCTTTGACCCACAACTTGCAGAGTCGGTTACTACTGCAGGTCAATTAGTAATCAAATGGTCAGAGAAGACTGCAAATGATTATCTAAACAAAGTTCTAAAGACAAACAAAGATTACATTGTTGCAATGGATACTGATTCAATCTATATCACACTTGATGATTTAGTAAATCAAATCTTCACACCAGAACAACAAAAAGATAAGAGTAAAGTTGTTGACTTCTTATGTAAGATTGAAGTTGAAATTGAGAAGGCATTAAGAGAGGGTTTTGAAGACCTTAAAGATTACACAAATTCATTTCAACAGAAAATGGAAATGGGTCGTGAAGTAATTGCAGATAGAGGTATCTGGACTGCAAAGAAAAGATATATTCTAAATGTATATGATAATGAGGGTGTAAGACTTAGAGAACCTAAACTAAAAATGATGGGAATTGAAACTGCAAAGTCTTCAACTCCACAATGGGTCAGAAAGAAACTTACTGAAGCATTGACTATTGTAATGACAAAGACTGAACAAGAGTTGTGGGACTTTGTTGAGACAACAAGAAAAGAATTCAGAAATCTACCTGTAGAAGAGATTGCATCACCAAGAGGGTGTAATAATATCAATCAATACAAAGATAACTCAAACATCTACTCAAAGGGTACACCCATACATGTCCGAGGTGCCTTACTTTACAATCACCACTTAGAGAAACTAAACTTAGATAAAAGATATGAATTGATAAAGAACGGAGATAAACTCCACTTTACATATCTTACAACACCAAACCCAATAAAAGAGAATGTTATCTCATTCTTATCGGTTCTGCCTCGTGAGTTTGACATACAGAAGTATGTTGATTATGACTTACAGTTTGATAAGGCATTCATTGAACCACTCAAAGGTATTATCAATCTTATTGACTGGAATGTAGAACCAGTTGCAAGTCTTGATAGTTTCTTTGGATAAATATAAACATGGCGTATAGTAAAAAAGTAGTCGATAGATTCGAAGATGTTCTGAACAATCCAGAAGCACATTCAGTCGGTAGATTCGACCCAAAAGACCCAATGGTTGCAACAGGCATGACAGGTGCACCTGCATGTGGTGATGTTATGAAATTGCAACTCAAACTAGATGATAACGAGAAGATAATCGATGTCAAATTCAAAACATACGGATGCGGAAGTGCTATTGCATCAAGTTCGTTGTTCGTTGACCTACTTACAGGCAAAACGATTGACGAAGCAAAACAAATTAAAGATAAAGAGATTGCAGAAATCCTTGAATTACCTGCAATCAAATTACACTGTTCAGTCCTTGCAGAAGACTCCATCAAAAAAGCAATAGAAGATTGGGAAGAGAAAACTTCACATCGAAAACATAATTATCCTAAATAGTTCTATGAAAAATACTTATGAATACAATGTGACTATTGCAAAAGTTGTTGACGGTGATACAGTAGATGTAGACATCGACCTCGGTTTCGGAATGGTTTATAAAAAACAGAGAGTAAGGATGTTAGGCATCGATACTCCTGAATCCAGAACAAGAGACTTAGTTGAAAAGAAATTCGGTAAGGCATCTAAGAAACATCTAAAGAAATTATTAGAAGAAGCAGAGTCAATCACTTTAATCTCACATGATAAAGGTAAATTCGGAAGAATACTTGGTGAAATATTTGTTCATGAAGAAGGCACTAAAGTCAATGTAAACGAACAAATGATTACAGACCATCATGCAGTACCATATACAGGTGAGAACAAAGACTTAGTAGAAGAACAACACATGGCAAACAGAGAAGTATTACTTGCCAATGCAACAGTTGTTTTAGACTAATGGAATACAGTTCTATCGACCTACTTTACATGTTTTTGATAGGTGGGTTATATGCTGGATTTATATACATGGAAATTCAGATATCCCAAATCAAAACGATGATGGAAGAACATGTCAAATGTGATGAGTCTATCAAAGATTTATCTAAAAAATACCACCAAAAAGAAATATAAAAACCCCTTTACAAATCTCATAGATACCTCTATAATAGAGTTATGATTAAAAACATTATGAGAGGTGTATAATTATGAGTTTTTTGAAAGACTTAATCAAATCAACAGGCAATGAATACGCAGGTATTGTTGCTGACGGAGTTCAAGCAGGAGATGTAGACTCGTTTGTAGATACAGGCAGTTATATCTTTAATGCACTCCTTTCTGGTTCACTACACGGTGGACTACCCAAAAACAAAATTACTGCAATTGCTGGTGAGTCAGCAACAGGTAAAACTTTCTTTGCATTAGGAATGGTCAAACAATTCCTTGCAGATAATCCTGACGCTGCAGTAATCTACTTTGAATCTGAATCTGCAATCACAAAAGAAATGATTGAAGAAAGAGGTATAGATTCAAAGAGAATCGTTATTGTACCAGTTGTGACTGTTCAACAGTTCAGAACTCAATCAATAAGTATCTTAGACAAATATCTGGAATCAGATGAGTCAGAACGACCACCTATGATGTTTGTATTAGATTCACTTGGTATGTTATCAACTACTAAAGAAATCGAAGATACAGCAGAGGGCAAAGAGACAAAAGATATGACTCGTGCCCAAATTGTAAAAGGTGCATTCAGAGTGTTAACTTTAAAACTCGGTAGAGCAAAAGTTCCTATGATTGTTACCAACCATACTTACGATGTAATTGGTTCTATGTTCCCACAAAAAGAAATGGGTGGTGGTAGTGGTCTTAAATACGCTGCATCATCAATTATCTATCTCTCTAAGAGAAAAGAGAAAGACGGAACAGATATTATCGGTAATATCATTCACTGTAAGAATGCAAAGTCCAGACTTACTGTTGAGAACAAAGTTGTTGATGTGAGATTATCATACGACAGTGGTCTTGATAGGTATTATGGTCTATTAGACCTTGCACTCAAACATGGTGTTTTTGAGAAATCATCAACGAGAGTTAAATTACCGAATGGTAAAACCGAATTTGGTAAAACCATTAATAATAATCCTGAAAAATACTTCACACCAGAAGTTATGGAATCATTAGAAAAAGCAGTTAATACAGAGTTTAAATATGGAAGCAATAGCGAGATTAGAACAGACAATCCTGAAGAATCTGATTCAGAATGAACCCTTTACTAGGAAGGTTTTACCTTTCCTAAAATCAGAGTATTTCACCGAGAGTGATGAGAAGGTAGTATTTAAAGAGATACAAGATTATTTCTTAAAATATACTAAACCACCTACCACGGAAGCACTTCTCATAAACTTAGACAACAATACTTCTCTTAACGAGAACGAATTGAAAATGTCTAAAACCGTAATCAGTCAATTCGACAAAGAGACAACTCCAATGGATTGGCTCGTTGAAGAGACTGAGAAGTGGTGCAAAGATAGAGCAATCTATATTGCAGTCATGGATTCTATTGAGGTTATCGATAAGAAATCTCAAAGGTCTACTGGTGAAATACCTGAACTTTTAAAAGATGCATTGTCTGTATCATTTGACCAACATATTGGTCATGACCAGATTGAAGATGCAGATGCAAGATTTGAATTCTATCATACAGAAGAAGAGAAGATTCCGTTTGACTTAGAATACTTCAACAAGATTACCAAAGGTGGTCTTCCAAACAAAACACTTAACATCTGCCTTGCAGGTACTGGTGTTGGTAAGTCCTTATTCATGTGTCATATGGCATCTGCTGGTTTGATGATGAACAAGAACATACTATACATTACACTTGAAATGTCAGAAGAAAGAATTGCAGAGAGAATAGATGCAAATGTATTGAATGTTCCTATGAAAGACTTGCCTGATTTATCCAAGAAAATGTATGATAAAAAGGTTGATAAGATTCGTGCAAAAACAAAAGGTAAACTTATCATTAAAGAATACCCTACTGCATCAGCACATGTTGGTCATTTCAGACATCTATTACAAGAACTAGAAATCAAAAAAGATTTCAAACCTGATATGATATTCATTGACTATCTAAACATATGTTCTTCACATAGAATCAGACCAGGTTCAGGTGCAAACTCATACACACTAGTGAAGAGTATTGCAGAAGAACTTAGAGGTCTTGCAGTA